CAGGCCGCGAACTGGACCGTCGTGTGCTGCACACCGTCGAGCGTCTGAACGTGACCGAGCTGGCCGCCCAGGTCGAACCAGACACCGCCGCCCAGGTCGCGCAGCTCGTCGGTGTCGACGAAGGGGACGCCGTTCGGACCAGGGATCATCGCCAGGACGACCGGCACCGCGAAGCCGACACCAGGCTCGGGCGTGTAGCCCGTGATCCTGGCGCGCGCGTACGTCGAGCTGTACCGGTCGAGCTCGAGCTGCGGTGTCACCGTCGTCCTCCTCTCGCTGGTGTAGGTGACCGGCCGGCCGTTCGTGGCAGGACCGCGCAGGGTCCGGCATCGTTCGCTGACGCCGGCCGGTCACCGGAGCCTCGAGGAGCCATAGCGGGAGAGCTGGCAGCTCCTCGAGGAGCTTGCTACGCGCCCGAAGCTGCGAGCTTCGTGAACGCGCCGCCGACGATCACCTTCGCGGCGAAGTAGCCGTAGTAGGCGATCGTGAAGCCGAGCACGTTCGGGTCGACGACCGACAGCTGGCCGCCGACGAGCTCGTACGTCTCGAACCAGGAGCTCGATCCGACGATGAACGTGCCAGCCGCCAGGTCGCGGGAGACGACCAGACGAAGGCCGAGCGGGTTCCCGGCCATGGCGGTCGCGTCCATCGTCCCGCCTGGCGCGTTCACCGGTGCCAGGGTCGGGAAGATCGGCCGCTTCTGCGCGTCGACCAGGGAGCCGAGCCGCGCCCAGGTGTCGGGTGCCGCGTAGACGACGTTCGGCATGTCACCGGTCGCCACGTTCACCGCGACGGCCGCGTCATAGATCGCCTTGATGACCGCGTCGCTGGTCGCGTTCGCGGCCAGGGTGCCGGTGCCGGTCGCGCCGGCGATGAGCTCGCCGGCAGCTGCGGCCTCGGTGCTGCGCGCGTACTGCTTCACCATGTCGGCGATGACGATGGACAGGATCGCCGGATCGGTCCAGTCGCGGTCCTGGAAGCTGATCCGCAGCGCGCCGCCGTAGGTGACCTTGTCGACGCTGATCTTGTCGAACGTCATCGAACGGGACTGGAGCTGCTCGAGCTCGGCATCCTGCACACCGACGAGCGTGTGCTGAGTGATGATCGGCCGGTCGAAGCTCGAGCCGGCGGCCGGCATCGGCATGTGACGCGAGCTGTCGATGATCGGCCGGTTCGCCGTCTCGACGTCGATGATCGGCTCGAGGAGCTTCGTCGGGACGAGCGCGGGGTTGCCGGCGAGCTTCTGGTCGGTGAGCGTGCCGGCCGCTGCGGTGATGCGCGTCAGCTGGTCGCGGTCGCCGGTGAACGCGGCATGTGCGGCCAGGACGTACTCGGCAGCCGAGCCGAACGGCTTGACGCGCGGGGACGTACGGACCACAGGAGCGGGACGCGAGGCCTCGACGACGTCGACGACCTCGACCGGCTCGTCGACGACGACGTCGACCTCGGTGTCAGGCATGGTGTTCCCTTCGGTAGTCGAGCCCTCGGGTGAGGGTTCGGAGGCCGCGACGCGGTCGACGCGCGCGGAGTCAAGAGCCGGCCTGGTGACGAGGCCGATGTGGTCGAGGTCGGCGAGCTCGACGATGAGGGTGCCGTCCTCGACGCGGTGCTGTACGACGTCGACACCGACCGAGAAACCGTCGCGCAGCTGCTCGGCAGCTTCGACCAGGACGTCGTCGCCGAGCCTGGTCGCGGCGATCCGGAAGCTCGCGTCGATGCCGTCCTTCGTCTCGAGGATCTTCGTCGCGCGGCCGAGCGGCTTCGTCGTGTCGTGCTCGAGGACCAGGCGAACGTCGTCGCCGTAGCTGATGGATCCGGCCTCGAAGATCGTCGGACCAGCTGACGTCGAGCCGGCTTCGCCGAACGTGACGATGCGGCCGGCGATCGTGCGCCGCTCGCGTGACGCGGTGAGCTCGCGTGAGCTCAGGGTGATCCTCATTGAGCGATCCTCTCGACGGTGATGAGCGGCTCGATCGCTCGAGCCTCCTCGACGGTGACGACACCGATCGGGACCAGCTTCGACCACAGCTCAGCGCGCAGCATCGGGTCGGCGCGCAGCCAGGCCTCGGTGTCGAAGTAGACCGCCGCGCCTTCGCCGGTGACGTCGTCGAAGCTGAGCCGCTCGCTGATCGCGACGGTGTACGGCAGGACGGCCGCCAGGAGGTCGAGCTTCTGCTGCGTCATGTTGCTGTACGTCATCGACGCATCGTTCGGCCCCTGGCCGAGGTACAAGCTCGGCACACCGGTCAGCCGAGCTATGTCGAGGATCGCCGAGCCGCGCGCGTCGCTGAGAGCGATGTCGACGGCCGACATGCTGAACGCGTCGAGCTCGAGGTCGCGGCCGACGTACGCGGTCGACCGTTCGCGCCTGGCTTGCTCGAGCTGCGCGAGGAGCTCGGTGACCTGGTCGGGAGTCTTGCGCGGTCCGGTGTTCCGCAGGACCAGCGTCGGGACGGGGTTCGACGCGTACATGCGCGCCGCGTCCTCGAGCATCCTGGCCGTCGTGATCGCGCGCGCGCCGGCAGCGAGCCAGCCGCCGGCCGAGCACTCGAAGCCGATGACCGCGTACGCGGGTACGTCGACGTCGGTGACGTCGTCGGATCCTGGCCGGCGCATCCGGATCGTGTAGCCGTCGTCGGTGACGTCGACGACGTCGTCGACCGCCAGGTGCCGGACGGTGCGGTGCTTCCGCGTGCCGGTCGAGGCCTTGCTGTAGCGCCAGCCGGCGTCGCTCGACCATTCGGGGTTGAGCCAGTACGCGACGCCGTAGTCGGCCAGGTCGCAGACGGTGTCAGCGAGGAGAGCTGACTTCGTCCGGCTCGGATCCGGCTGCCGCAGGAACGGCAGGCTCGGCAGCTGCGCGCCGCCGAGCTGCGCCTGGCGAAGTGTCAGCTGCGACACCGAGCTCGCGACCAGGTGCTTCGCGCGCCGGTACGCCGGCACCGCGTCGGCGACAGCTCGGGTGACGAAGAGCTCGTCGATGACCAGCTGGCCGGTGCTGGTGATCCGAGCACCGGCCAGCGGTCGATCGGCTGGCTCGACGACGGCCGCAGCGGTGACCTCGAACGCGTCTCGGACGCGGGTGCTGCGAAGCCAGGCCATGACTGCTATGGATACAGCACAGCCGGCGGTCGAGTGAAGTCTCGACGCGCCGGCTGGCGGGTATGGCGGGAATGTCGCGTTCAGCGGCTCACGCTGCGGCCGACGATCGCTCGGACGGTGCCGCGTGCCAGGCCGCTCAGCTCGGCCAGCTGCCGCTCGGGTACGCCGGCGTCGACAGCTGCGCGCAGCGCGAGCTCGAGCTGGTAGCGCGTGTCGGCGAGCTGTTCGCCGAGCTCGCCGACCAGGTTCGCGGCCTGGTGCTGGCGCGCCTGGTGGTCGAGCTTCACCGGTGCGACGTACGCCGGCGGGATCGGTGCGGTCGGGTAGCGGTCGAGCTCGACCTCGGCGGCCTCGAGCTCGGTGACGTCGTCGGCGAGCTGCGCGAGCCGGCCACGCTGCGCGCCGATGCCACGGCAGCCGACGAAGCCGTCGACGACGTCGACGCCGGCGACCTGGCCGGCGTTCTCGACGAGCTCGCGGTACGCCTTCGGCAGGAGGCACAGCACGCGGCGAGCTCCTCGGTCGCGCAGCTGGTCGGCGACCTCATGCCACGCGATCGAGCCGCTGTTGCCGAGCCGCTGGTCGTACGGCTTGAGCCAGGTGTCGAGGTCGACGATGCCGTGCAACGCCGAGACGATGCCGACGTCAGCGCCGCCGAGCTCGCGCGCGATGAGCTCAGCCTTCTCGAGCTGGTAGTCGAAGTGAGCCGAGCTGTAGAGCTCGGCAGCCGGCAGCTCGCGCGTGCGCTTGCTCGCCGAGCATGCGATGAGGACCAGGTCGTACGTCATGGCTTGCTCTCCCTTGTCGCCGGCTCCCTGCCGGGAACACCAGGGTACAAGATCGGACCAGGTGAGCCAGCTGGCGGGGTCAGAGTGTCAGCGCGTCGGTCGCCAGGTACAGGCCGGCCTCGAGGCAGACACCGGCCGCGATCGGACCGCCGGCGGCATCCTTCCGGCTCAGGATGAGGCCGCCGTCGCCGAACGGCTTGCCGGTCGCTCGGCTCAGGTCGGCCTCGACGTCGGGATGCCCGTCATGCACCAGCTGGCCGGTCCGGACAGCTGCGACCAGGGACGCGAGCCCGTTCGCCAGCTTCGAGCCGGTCATCGGTCGCAGCCGCTCGCGCCAGCCATGGCCGGCCAGGACCGACTCGACATGCGCGCCGGTGAGCCGGTCGAAGCCGATGACCTCGGGGTCGTACAGCTCGGCCAGGCCGAGGATCCGCTGCGCGTAGCTGTCGCCGTCGATGCCGAGCTGGTCCTCGAGGCTGTCGATGCACGACACCGCCAGCTGGCCGGCCGTCGTCCTGGCGAACGCGAGGACGCGCGCGCTGGTCCGGTCCGGTGCCAGGTCGAACGTGAGCCACCGGCCAGGCTCGAGCTCGGGCTCGACGTCGACCGCCAGCTCGCGCCAGGCCGCAGGGTCGATCACCGGCAGGCCGGCGGTGTCGGACCAGACGCCCAGGTGCTCGCGCATGAACGCCTCGACCGACATGCGGCCTCGAGCGTCGGCGATGAACCGCTCATCGAGGACCGGTGTGCCGAGGCTCGGGTTCGCCGCGTACCAGGTGCCAGGGTCGTCGAGGTCGGCGAGCCGGTCGCTCGACCATTCGTGATACGCGAAGCCGGCCGCCGGTGTGCCGGCAGCTGCGCGACCGCGATCGCGTAGGCCGAGGAGGATGCTCGACTCGAGCGAGCTCGAGCCGGCCGAGCTCGCGTAGATC